AGGGCTAACTTTATCAGGAACACTAACAGGTACAACTATTAATGCCGCTACAATTGGTAATAGTGGAGCAAGTTTAGTTGGATCATTGACAGGTGACGTAACTGGAACTGCAGCCGCAGCAACTACAGTTGTAACAACACTAACCGGTACATCAGCGAACTATTACATTCCGTTTTCACTAAGTGGCGCTACGACAGGCAATGCATCGTTGGGTATTGACTCAGGACTTTATTACAACCCCGGCACCAATTATCTTTACTATACTACGCTATCTGGTACAAGCATTTACGCAAGAGTTATTGATTTCTCAGATGGCAGTTCTTCTGTAGACCATTTAAGGTTTGGTAATTCAGATGACGCTAAGTTCTTCTACAATGGCACTCCCAACACAATGGAGTTGGACCTCGCAACCGGCGCACAAAGTTTTATTATTACAGATGCGGGCACCACACGATTTACGTTTGAAAAAGCAACTGGCAATTTAACTGCTGGCAATGTCATTGCTACTGCTTTTACTGGCGACGGAAGCGCATTAACCAGCATCACAGGTGCTAATGTAACCGGAACAGTAGCCAATGCCACTTACGCCGACAGCACTGGTAGCGCTGGCACTGCAACTTCTGCTACTACAGCAGGCACTGCTCAGTATGTAACAGAAGCTTCGCAACCAAACATTACTAGTGTAGGTTCCAGTCTTACTACAGGCGAGATTACAATTGGTAGTAACAGTATTACCAGCACACACGACACAATTACTATCGATCCAGCAAGTGCAGGACAAAATGGTTTAGTCGTTATTGAGGGCAATCTGCAAGTTACAGGTAACGTAACTTACGTTGATAGTGGGACTATTGTAATAAATGACAAAGACATTATCGTTGCCAATAACCAAACAACTAGTGCTGGTATTGACGGTGCTGGTATATTAGCAGGTAATGTCGGTGGAGTTGGTGTCGCAACTTGGATATATAATCACGCTACTACAAGTTGGCAAAGCAATGTTGGTGTAACACCTGCAGGTAACGCTAGTTTGAGTTTAGGAGGAACCAGCAACTATTGGAGTACTGGTTATTTCGATGCTATTCAAGCGCCAAGCATTACTGGTGTATTGCAAACTGCTGCTCAGACAAATATTACAAGTTTAGGTACGCTGACTGGACTTACACTCAGTGGTACGCTAACAGGAACAACTATAAATGCTGCCGCAATTGGTAACACAGGTGCAACACTAACAGGCACAATACAAACAGCAGCACAGACAAATATAACCAGTTTAGGTACATTAACCGGATTGACACTAAGTGGGACACTTACCGGTACAACCATAAATGCTGCTGCAATTGGTAATTCAGGCGCTACACTGACAGGTACAATACAAACCGCAGCCCAAACAAATATCACTTCACTTGGAACTTTAACAGGTTTAACTTTATCGGGTACACTAACTGGTACAACGGTAGAAGCTGCTACAATCGGTAATAGTGGAGCAACTCTCACTGGTACATTGAGTACAGCAGCACAAACCAATGTTACTAGTTTAGGCACATTAACTGGACTTACACTAAGTGGAACACTGACTGGTACAACTGTTGAAGCCGCACAGATAGGTAATAGTGGAGCCACGTTAACAGGTACACTTGATACAGCAGCACAAACAAACATCACATCAGTTGGTACGCTAACTGGACTAACATTAAGTGGAAATGTGTCAGGAACTAACTACATAGCCTCAGGAAACGTTAACGCCAGTAGTTATATTATCGAAGGTGATGGTGTTTTTTGGAGCAACGGTGATCCTTACAGTTCAGGCGGCGGCGGCGCTGGTGGCTATTTTAACAGTACATTAACATCGTTCCCAGGATCTGCTGGTAACAGTGATTATGGATCAGGCGAAACATATGTAGGGGAAAGTTCGTCATTCGATGCTTTTTTAATTCCGCTTATTCCTAACTACGACATGAACGATCCTTCAGGTTCTTTAGAAACAGTTGATCTCGGAGTCCTGACATAAAAAACGATAAATATTTACGGAGTTTATTAAATGCCAACACAAGTACAATTTAGACGAGGAACTGAAGCACAAAATGACGCATTTACAGGTGCCTCTGGTGAACTTTCGGTAGACATCACCAACGACAGTATCAGAATTCATGACGGTATTACTGCAGGAGGATTTGAACCCAATGCAAAATACGCTGACTTGGCAGAACGTTACGCTACAGATGTTCCTTTAGAACCAGGTGATGTTGTTGTTTTAGGCGGCATGCAGGAAATTACTAAATCCTCACAGCCTGCAGACACAAGAGTACTTGGAGTTGTTAGTACACAACCTAGCCATAAAATGAATGCTTATGTAGGTGAATTGGCCACTAGAAATCAAACACATCCTTACATTGCACTAACTGGACGTTGTCCCTGCAAAGCCGTCGGTATTGTTAAACAGGGTGATTTAATGATTACCAGTGAAGTGCCAGGGTATGCTCAATCTACTGATCAGTATATCGGTGGCGCTGTAATTGGAAAAGCAATTACCGGTAAGGATACAGAAGATCCTGGCGAAATTGAAGTTGCAGTTGGAAGATTCTAACTTTTAAGTTTTTCCTGCGTCTTTAACTTATTTCGACTTTTTTCTAATCTGATAGTTCTAAATACGCCTGGGTGCAATGGCTTTGGAAAGAACTCCAAAGGCACCCAGCAGAATCCTTTGTGCTCTCGGTTTAAGTCTGGTACAAATTCTTCTTCTACTTTGATTAAAAATGTGTGGTAAACAAATTTTTTGTTGTCGCTGACAAACTGTTCTATGGGAATAACTTTGGCGCCTTCAATTCGGCCACCTAGTTCTTCACTAATTTCTCTGTGCAATCCCGCAAGTATACTTTCTCCACGTTCTATTTTGCCACCCACAAGTCCCCAAGTGTCGGGAAACTTGCCGTCGTTACGTAGTAAGAATAGATAACGTTTTGTAGTGGTGCAATAGATCATTGCACCACAACTTGAATTTATATTACCAGTTGCCATTTACCTGCCTCATAGAAACCTTCGTAACTCTTGGCCCAAGTATTACCGTTCCATGCATACTGTGTACCTGTGGTCATGTTGGTTACATAGTATGTATCAGTTAGTTCACTTGCATCAAATATAACGACCCAATGTTGCCCGTTGAATTGTATAATGTCGTTTGCACTGGCCACCAGTCTGGTATTGTCTGCACCGACCCAGTTGTAAGTTGCTACGTTTGCAACATTTGCAGGACTTGAGTAGTCATTAACTAACAAATATCTTGTACCATTAACAAGTTTTTGTAAATCTCGGTTAGGTCTTGAACTTTGGGGATCAATAATTGCGTTGATAGGTGAAAGTGTATTGGCTGGTATTGTGTCTACATCTACAGTATATAACAAACTAGTGTCATCGGCAGGGTTGTAAGCCACTGTACCTACAACTTCTGTTGTGCCGTCTGCTAATTCTAAACGAACTTGACTAGTACCATTAACTAAGTTACCATAAACATTTATTAAACTGCGCCATGGCTCATTTACGCCATATTCATATATGCGTTCGCTGAATACAATCTTATCACCTATGTTACCAGTAATTAAATCATTTGCTAATACTGTAATACCATTTACACTTACTACTGTAGTATTTGGGGTTGTAACATTGTTGATAAAATTGTAGGCGTTTGCTGATACATTAGCATTTGCGTTGGCGGATAAAGTAATTTCAGTGTTGCTAACAACATTAGATACTGTGCCTAAAGATATATTGTCTTGACTGACTATTGTAAATCCAGCACGTATATCTGATGAAAATGTAGTGCTCACACCGGTTATAGTGGTACTTTCAGTATTAGCAGTTATAGTGCCTGTACCGCGTTGGCTTAACCCAGTAATTAACATGTCACTGGTAATACCATCTGCATCTGTTAACACAATATTAGCATTTGCACTAACATTAGCAGCAAGTTCTTTAATGTATTGTTGTCCAAATTTGTCGTCGACTGGATCATTGTATTTTACTAAACGTAACTCATCGTTTAGTAAAATTACACCATAATCAAGAGGTGTGAGGTATTGTCTACTAAGTAGATTTGCTTCGTCGTATATTGCGGTGTCGATATTGCCGTCTGCATCGTAGATGCTGGCAATAATTTTTTGTACCACACCCAATGTTTTGACCAGCGCTGGAGCACTGATATAAATTGGCAATTCAAATGTCAATGTTGCTATGTCTATATTAGTATCTGTTCCCACAGGTACAGTTCGACTGCTCCAACTGACACCACTTAACAATACATAAGTAATGCTGGTCCAATCCACGTAGTTGTCTGTGCTTTGTATTTCTAGTGCTGGGTTGAATAATGTACAGATTTGTTCCAGAATCTGGAGTTTCTGTTCAGTGTTGCTAGTCCAAATGTCTAATTTTAAAGTCAGTCTATAAGGCACAGGCATCAAGCGTTCTACTGTAAAAGTATCACCCTGTGTAGTTGCCAGTTGCCCAGTCTGAGAATCATAATAACGTTCACGTAGGTTCATTTTGTCTACGTAAGTGGGATTCATAATTCTACTACGATCATATTCCATTCCAGCAATGTATACTGCCATAGCAGGTGTGCTGTTTAAATAGTTTTCACTGTTTTGTTTTAGAATTGCTGCTGCCTGCCTACTGCTGTCGCCATATATTACAGGCACACGTTGAAGTGTAGTATTGCTGTTTCTGTCTTTGCCAAACTCTACTTGAAAGTTTGATACCATACGTATAAACTGCGTAATATATCTGCGTATTTGTTTGTCGTAGAAAAACTGTTGTAAAGCCATTAGTTATCTGCCTTGGGTGTAAGCGCCTTGCTAAGGCTTTGGCGTGTTGGAAATCTTTCGCCTTCTTGATTAGTGTAAGTTGTAGTATCATTAACAAAGATGCTGCGTAGTGTCTTATTGTCCGGACCTGGAGTCAAGTTAGCGCGAACATTGTCTTCAACTTTGATCCATCTAACACCATCGTAACGGAATAATCTATTCGGCACGTAATCTGTCCTTAATACATATTGCCCGATTGTTGGACTTCCGGGGAAAGAAGTACCAGCAGTTACAGTAAATCCGTTTGGAGCAGTTCCATCACCGCCTAAGTAAGCAGGAATAGCAACATTGGGAGTAGTTGGACTTGTTGTTGCTAATGTTCTAGTACTTCCTGCGTAAGTGTTTGAGTTATCTGCACCAAGACCAGTAGGATCGCCTGGAGCGCCTGTTGGAGTAAGTGGGACAATATAGAGTTCATCCATATTGTTACCGCTTTTATCTACATCTTGTTCTGCTTGTTCTATAATAGCATCGTTTATTTGCAACAACTTACTGAAGTTACTGGACACATTGCCAATTGTTTCAGAAGTGTTTTCGCTGGCTGCGATGTTGTTGAGAATATCTTTGTATTCTTGTGCATCCACTAGCGGAGTCATTTTGATACGCCATAAGTGCGGCCACCAAGTTTGACTGAATCCTTCTGAACTAAAAGTACAGTCCTGTACTACATAAAATCTTTTTAGGACTGCAGGAATTGTGGCATCTAAAGGATAGTAGTCTTTTTTGTGAGGTAGTTCAATAACGTCACCTGACATGATTTTACGTCCCAGCGTAGCAATCATGTCATTTAAGTGAAACGTCATATAAACTGTGTCTGCATTTAAGAATAAACCAAACTGTGTCAAATCAAAATCATTGTCGTTAACAGTGTAAATACCGCGCATGACATAAACGTCTTCGTCATACTTTCTATCTCTATTTTCTAAAAACAACAAGTCCTGTATGTTTTGGGCACTTTGATTCTGATATACGGGCTGTTCCCAATCTTTCCAATAAACACTAATAGGTGTACCATTTGCTATTGTGGTTGTGGTATTGGCACTGATTGTGACTGTGTTTGCTGTACTATTAGCCACAGTGATAGTGGTATTTGCAGCAATACCTATACCCTGTACAGTTTGTCCTGGTTCAAAAGTGCTGACATTAGCAAAACTTAAAACTGTTGTATTGGCACTGACTTCTGACGTAAGTGCATAGGCATTAGCCTGACTGTTCGTGCCAATGTATTTGTGTAAGTAGACTCCGGTGCCACCGATAGTAAACTCTTCGGAAATGCGTTTATCAAAAAATCTATAATCGTTGGTGTGGTTTTCACGCCACATGCTTAATCTTGGCATAAGTCAGAATCCAGTATTCTTATATTTATGGCGATATGAATTGTAAATAGTCCAAAAGTAATGTAGTACTTTGGTACTACTTGCACAATAATGATAAATCTGTTATAATACAGTTTTCCAAGAAGGATCAAAAATGGCTACAGTAGCAAGCGTTAAAGTAAAAGCAAAAAAACCCCGGGCAGTATCGTTTCACAGTAAACCCACAGACGGACCAGTTTGGGACACCGAACGGGCACGGGAACTGCCACAGGAAGAATTTGACCATTTGCTACGTAAGAGCATGAATTACTACAATTACCACTATAGTCAAAAAGATTTGAAAAAGTATGTGGTTGAGTGGATGCGTTCAGGCGGTGAGTTCACTAAGGAAGAAGTTAAAAAGTTCGAGCGTAGTAGCGACAGGTTACTGAGTATGACTGCCTGTAGTTTGGTTATGGCACATCGTCAAGGTATGCCATTCCGTGAACGCCATTTAGAGTTTTTGGACACAGAACTGACCCGTGTTTTGGAGGCTGTCACGGAGGACGAGCCTGCGGAGCAAAAGACCGAAGAGGTTGCAGAAGCCTACAAGCCAACTATTCAAGATAGACTACAGGAAAAGACCAGCGAATTAATTGGCGAGATAGAAGGCTATTACGATGAATTAGTTACTAACGGTAAAACTGAGTTCAAACCCTACGACTTCTTAAGTGGTAATAATGT